AAAGTTAATTGTATTTGTAATTGGTTTCTTGATCTTCTTAAAATTACCTCACATAAAGCCTCTGCATTAAAAGTATTAGTTACATTAGGGAACTCAAAATTACCCTCTAGCAAAGTATCGTTATCTGCTGAAAGCATAGTTGCGTGTTTAAATTCTGTTACAACATTACTGTCATCTGCTGGTGGGAAAGTTACAGTATCATTTTGCCAATTCTTATATGGGTTTACATAAGTTCCTATTACTCGATTAAATTTATTATTTTTTCTTTCTCCTAATACTTTTGCACCACCTACTACATGATCTGCTGTTATTGTTTTAACTGATGAGCCTGTACCCTCAATTTTAAGTTTATAAACACCATTATTATAAGTAAATAATGATCTCATTGGATTTAAAAGTTTTTTTACATTATCAATTACTTTTTGATTAGTATCTATAACTGCATTAGTTTCAAATTTAATAATAGCTGGAACTACATCTGTTACATGACTTCCACTTGAAAAATTAGAAGATAATGCTGTACTATATGAATCAAAACCAGTTCTCCAATCAAAAGTTAAAACACCACCAGCTGGTGCATTACCATAATAAATAATAATAGGGTGGACAGCACCATTTGAAAATGCTTTCGTTCCCTCTTGTGATTGTGTTCCATGCCAACCTCTATTATTTACAACTAGCTTACTATTTCTATTGTTCTCAACTTCTTTAAATAAATTATCTACAGTTTGATTAGCATCTCCAATATAAACTACAGATGAATCGTCTGATGTTGTTCTAAAATAAAATGTTGCTGTACTTGGTGATGTAAAATATCCATAATATTTCCTTGAATGATATTGTTGAGTACTTACACCACTAATACTTGTTACTTGTGCTGTTTGCTCTGAAGATTTATTTACAAAAAAATTAGGATTATCATTATAATATCCACTATAAAATTGAGAAGTTAATCCAGGTGTTGAAGAAAATACTTCTGTTCTTGGTTGGATTAAAGTATCTGCATCTGTTGCAGAAGTTTTAAAAGATGCAAAATCAGATTCAAATGCACTATCTGGTAATCCTTTTCCATATCTAGTATTTCTTAAATAATCTAATAATACTAATGCAGAATTAGGTGTCCATTTAGTAGCACTATCTCTAGGGTCAAAAACTTTTTTACCTTTTAATGTTACTCTTACTTGTGGAATTGAACTAAATACATCTTGATTCCATTTAAACCTAAAGGCTACATAACTAACACCACTTAATTTATGATTTGATGTCCAATTAGTAGAATTAGTTAATATAGATGATGCAACTTGTGTGTCTGTTCCATTAAATGCCTGTACTTGAATTAATGAACCACTTTTATAAAAATTAGCATCTCCACCAGAAACTTCTCTTGTTACTCCATGATCTAAATCGCCATCAAAAATAACCTGTTTATCATCTATAAATATTTGCTCTACTTCTTCAATTTCTCCCTCGCAAAGAACTCCAGCCATATATAAGTATTGATTATCTGTTCCTGATGATTCTACAAATACTCTTGTAATTCCAACTTGTCGTCTGCCATAAACAATAGGAATTTGTGCATTGTTAGATTGTTTGTTAATTAATACACCTCGTTCTTCTTCTGGTGTATCAAACTCAGGAATATCAGGAATAGGTATAAGCCACCCGATAAAACTTGTTACAACATTAACAATTGCTTCAACTATTCCACCCATTAGTGATAACTCCTTTTAAACTTTTGACCTACTCTATAAATATCACTATCAACCCTTAACCAATTTATAGAATGATCTACTTTTAATTGTTTTCTAAAATAATTATAAACCCAACGCATCATTTTAAATGTATTTTTTACAGATACAATTTCTATTAACCATAAATTACTACCTGAGTTCCATTCATTAGATTTAATCTTACCTGTTTGTTTAAATCTTTTTTCTACTAGATCATGGATATAAGCCCAATTGACAAAACCAACTAAGTCGTTATTGTCATAAAACTTTTTATATTGATTAAGTTTAATTGAGGGTTCTAAATAATTTGTTAATTCTTTACCTTTATAACGATCAAAATTATTAAATAAATTTATTATATCTTGCATTATGTTCTACCCCATTTAATATCTTGAACTGTTTGTGATGCAAATTCGAAACCTTTATCTGCTGAAAAATGTAATTGTTGTGAACCTGTATTTGTTTTTCTACCCTCTATCTTACTAAAGTCTGACCAATGAGATGCAACTACAATATTAGCATTAGAATTATTAATAGTTTCATCAATACTAAAAGATTCTATTCTACCTTTGAATAAAAGAAATGGGTCTGCAATTACTGCCTCACTACTATTTAAAAAGCCTTTATAAACTTCTGCTTCTTTCTCCATATAATTATTGCTTAAAAATAAAGATATAATTGTTTGATCTGCACCTGAAAAAGATAGTGTTATATTACTTACTTCTATTTCTGATGATTCTGTGACACTAGATAATCTTGTAAATAATGATGATGCTGAATAAGTATTTGAATCGTAAGTAATATCTTTATAATGGTCTGTAAATCTAAATCCTGTACCTACATTAATATAGACAAGTGTAACAGGTTGTAAGCTATCTGTTAAAAGTTCATTCTTTACTGCTGTTGTTAAGGTTCTCGTCATATTTCTCGTAAGTTGTTCGTATTAACTTTTCGCTTTGTTCTACCATAATAAAGCTAAAACTTCCATCTGGAATGGTATTTTGTTTTAAATTATTTTTTTCTGAATCTATTTCTGATTCATCAACTACTTTTTCTGCAATAAAATCAGCAGTAACATAATGCCTTACAAGATATTTTGTCATTTATAAATTTTCTATTAGGTCTATCTGATACTTATAAAGATCGTTAGTTACAATAGAATATTCTTGAATATCATTAGAAAGTCTTACAGTAAAATCAACATTGTCATAAACCAATGCAATATCATTAGCTACATCTGATCTTAGAGGTGGTTCAAAAGTTAATGTTCCCTCGCCTGAACCATCTGAATCTAAATCTGCAACTGCCATATAAACTTTATCTTGCCCAGCAAATCTAAAATAATCTCCAGCTTTTAAAATATCACTTGTGCTAGTAGCCATACCATCTATTGTGCAAGTAGTTGCTCCAGCAGAAATTGCACCATCTACACTTATAGTTCCTGATGCTACTCCTTGTGCATTTGATACGATTGGTGGAATAACAGTAAAGGTATTTAATTTTGCTCTTTGTTTCATAATAAATGCTTTTATAGGTGCAAAGTTTGATCTACTCATTGGTGCATAGTCTAAAGTAATAGTAAATTTTTGACCATCTATTTGTCTTGCTTGTACTCTACCAGATGTTGTTACACTAACTATAGTATTTTGTGCTGAGCCTACATTAGCACTTTTTGCAACAGGAGATGTTGGAAATAATCCGCTCATATTATACTAATGCCTCTTTACCTTTTTCATTTAATGCAGAATTAATTACATTAACGATTGTTGCTCTGTTATCAATTAATAATTCTTTTACACCTCTAACATCTGTTGCGTTGATTGTAAAATTAACATTTGTTTCTCCACCACCTGTACCTCTAGCAGATTGTGTTATTTGTCCTGTTGAGTTAGGAACAAACATTTCTGGCCCGTTTTCTCCAACAACAATTGGTTGACCTTTTGATACAGCACCACCATTAGCAAAAAATCCACCAAAGAATCCACCACCACCCATAGCCATAAGAACTGCTTGAAGTGCAATTTGTCTTTTTAATGATGATTCTTGTTTTTTCATTTCATCTGTTTTTTTCTTATTTAATGCAATATCAATTACTAATTTTGCAGTAAGTTCAATAAAGTGTGCTAATATGTTTATTAATAATTGTTGTGCCATTTTTCTAAATGTTTCAGCTAAATCTTTTCCTAGTATAATAGATTCAGCTATTGATTTTGATATTTTTTTAAGATTTACAATTATATTTCTAGCTATAGTTTCTCCAATGCTAGAAAACTTGCTTTGCATTTCTTCTAAAGAAGTAGCATTAATATCTATTAAAGTTAATTTAAATAATTTTGCTTGTAATTTTAATTTATCAAAAAATGTTGATCTTTGAGTTTTTTTAACTGTTTGTACTCCACTTAAATCTTTACCACCAGCACCTGTTGGGTCAGGAAATTTTCTTTCACTTTCTAATAAACCTATTTCTCTTAATTTAGCAACTATTTTATCTAATTGAGAAAGTAGTAAAGCAGCACCACCAATTATTAAATTAGCTTTTGTTGCAAGATTAAATTTCCTCATAGCTAAAGTTGCAACACCTATAGCAGTAGCAAGATTATAAAAGAATTTAATAAGTTTAAATGCAATTAGTATTTTTAATGAAGTTATAATCAATTCTAAATTATCTTTAAGAAACTTTAAAGTATTTGCAGTAGTTTTTATTGCTGTACTTAAACCAGCACCAATCATAGCACCAAATTCTGCTATTTCTTTTCTATTAAGTTCAACAGTTTTTTTCAAATCTCCAAGATTATCTTTTAATGCACCAAAAAATCCTTGTGCTACTTCTACTTGAAAAATAAAAAAAGCATCTTTTAAGTTAGAGATGGTTCCAAATAATGTTCTTGATAAATCTTCAATTAGGTTTCCAAATTCTCCACCTGTACCAAATGCGTTTTTTAATCCTAATATTGATTCTTTAGTATTTACTCTAACACCCTCTTTAAAACCAGCCATAGCTTTAATACCTCTTTCTCTAAAGAGTTCAGCAGATGATATACCAGCACTAAATGATCTTTGTATTTGTAATGAGGCTAATGCAAAATCTCCACCAAGAATAGTTGCTGTGTTACCTGTAATTTTTAAAAGTTCTTCAAATGATACACCAGATTCTTCTGCTGTTTTTCTAACTGTAGCAAGTGCAGTAATACCTTGCTGAATATTTTTTAATTCAAAAGGAGTACCTGCGGCAAAATCTGTAACTTCTTTTAAAGCCTTTTTACCCTCTTTAGCTGACCCAAATAAAGCATTTAATTGAACTTCAAGGTTTTCTATTTGAATACCAGCATTTACAAATCCTTTAATAACTAATCCAGCACCTAAACCAATAAAAGCATTTCTTAAATTAAATACTGATCTTTTAACTTTTTCTAAACTTCCTTGTACATTATTTAAAGCCTGTTTAGACTTATCCTTTGCTACAATGTCTATATTTAATCTTTGATTTGCCATTACCTTTAATTCCTTGATTGTGCTAATCCTTGTTTCGTTTTATACTGTTCTTCTTCTTTTTTCAAGTATGCTAACCACAAATGATAATGACTAACAGGCATATCAAGAACTTCTTGTATTGTTATATGTAGTCTGTCTGCAACAATTAAAAGCGACCTTATTTCAGGGTCGCTATCTACTTTTTTTCGGCTTCCTCGAATGAGGTATCTAAAAGAATTTTATTAGCTACTTCAGATATTATATTAGAATCAGCTTTCTTTCTTAATGCAAATTTATCTTCTGGGCTAAAGGCTTTTATCATTTCGCCTTTGTCATTTTTGACTTGCAACTTCATTATAAGCAAATCAACAAGAACAGTTAGGTCTTGGAAGTTATTAGATTTTTTAAAGATTATGTTTTTTTCTTCAAGGGTCAATGGCTCTGAATAAAATACACTAGCATTACCATGCTCGTCTTTCCACTCCTCAACTTCTATAGTAATAGTTTTAAGAGTTTCAAAATGAGATTTAACTCGATCAATTACTGACATAAATTAAGATTAGGACATAAATTAAGATTAGACAGTTGCTCTAGTCAATGCTCCTGTGCCTTGAAAAGTAACAGTTCTTGAAACGATTGCGTCCATTGAGTTA